AGTAATACTATATGAATCCATTTGTTGAAGCAGAATTTATATATCAAGGAGCAATGGCTATGATTGGAACTGAAAGATATTGTAAAAAATGTGGACACAGATGTCATTGTTATCAACCAGATTGTAAAGACTGTGCTAACGATGTTTGTACACAATGTGATTGTAAAAACGAAAAAGATATACCTTCGTCTTTTACAAAGGAGAATGTTTAATGCGTATTAAAGATGTTGTAACAGAAAAAGCAGTAAGCAAAAAACAACAACAGTTTTTTGGTATAGTACGTGCTATGCAGAAAGGCGATATGCCTAAGGGCGGCGAAGCAGGTAAAGTTGCTAAAGATATGAAAAAGTCCGATGTTAAAGATTTTGCCTCCACAAAGCACAACGGTTTGCCAAAGAAGAAAAAGAAAAAAGAATCTATAGGCGAAAGCCAACAGTTGAATGAATGGGTATGGATGCTTCCGGCTCTCGCAACAGCAGTAAGAGTTGGTGGGCCTGCTATAACAAGAATGTTAACTTCACAAGGTGCTAAACAAATTGCCAAAGGTGTTGCTAAAAATTCAGGCAAGGCCGCACAAGTAGTAGGTAAAACTATAATTAAAAATCCTGGTAAAAGTTTAGCGGCATACGGCGGATATAAAGTTTTTGAAACTGTCGACGAAGCACTTGAGTGGTTAAAAAGTTTAGATCTCGGAGACCTTGCTGAAGATATTATTATTGGATTAGCAAAGGCAATGGTAAAGTATTCTATTCCGATTGCCGCTATTATTGCTGTGCTGTACGGTGGCAAGAAACTTTATGATTATATGAAAGATCAGAAGCAGGAACAACCAGCATGAGAATTAGAGATATTATAAATGAAGATGCTCAACCTAATCAAATTAGAGTTTACATGAGTCATGATCCAGGTTGGATGGGAGCATTCTTTGTAAATGATTACAAAGGTGATGAACTAAAATCAACAACGTTACCAGCAACTATAATAAAAGGTTTTGAACCAGATAGTAAAATGAAAGATCCGAAATCAGCGGCTAATGTTAAAAAAATTATTGCCGGAATCGAAAAAGGAGATAATATTCCTCCTATACTAGTAAGAAAAATGGCTAGTGGTTATCAAGTTATTGACGGACATCATAGATTTTGGGCACAAAAGAAAATAGGACAAAAAAATATAGCAGTAAAAATAGTTCCACCATCATTAATTAAAGATGTAAAGGGCAAGTCAGAAATACCACACAATGTAGATGAAGAAGCCGCAGGTGTTGGCATTGTTACCAAACAAAACGCTACTGCTGACGTACCTGTAGGTGGTGAATATATGAACGTTAAGAAACTGTTTCCAAACAAAAAGCGCAAATCTAAAAAGAAATAAATACGTTATGAAGTATCAAGAACTAATAAAAGGCTTTAAACTATGGAAAGTGGGTGTTAAAATAAACATGCCAGGTTACAGCCAAGTGACTGATACTACTGTCGTTGCTAAAAATAGAGAAATGGCTCGTAGACTAGTAATGGCACAATTTGGAAACAAAAGCATTATTAGAACGGTAACGGAAATAAAATGAAAATTAGAGATATTATAACTGAATTTAGCAATGCTGGAACTACCACTGCTACAGTTAGTTTAGGTACACCTGTTGCTAAACACAGCAAAGGTAAGTCTTACACAGGATCACCTGGAAAAAGCGGTACTAAAGCGCCTAAGCAGGTAAAGCCCAAAATGCAAAAACCAACAGATAACGGGTTGGATAGTGACTATTTAATGGCTGGTCAGGGTACGATCAAAAGATCCAAGTAGAAGATAAATACTAGCATGAAACAGAGTAAGATTATTCAAGAAGCCAATGAACGCAATTATGATCACGAAGCTGATATGGCTAGATCAGAATTGTATAGATTAGCAGAGTATTCTGTTAAATTGTTTAAGATGATTGAACCCGGTGATAATTTAGAGGGTTGGACAGCATCTAAAATAACAAAAGCGGCTGATTATATCGGTAGTGTATATCATTACATGAAATATGAAGCAAAATTTGGTGACGAAGATCAAGACGTTGATCGTGATGAAGAAATGGACTACGATGAGTCTATTAAAAAAGATCTTACTAATAAACTAGCCGAACAATGGCAGGAACGTAAACAAGGATAAAACAATGGACTTTAACGCAATCGTAAAAAAATTAAGAGATATTGAGCCAACAAATATCGCAGATCCAAATGCTGAGGCTCCTAAAGCAGACACAAAAGCACCAGTAGTGCTTAGTGAAGCGGCACAACTACGTGTCAAAGCAGGTATTTCAACTGTACTTGAAGAATCAAAGAAAGTTGAAGAAGCAAAAGTTGAAATGTGCCCAGAAGCATGTTGCGGTAAGCCTGTAACAGAATGCAAGTGCGGTCCAGATTGCGAACATTGCGATTGTCATGCTAAGAATGCAGCGATGAAAGAGTCTGTAGGATTTACAGATGATGAAATTAGAGAATTATGCCATACTAAGGATCATGATTGCGCTACTGTTGTAGAACATCCTGAGTGGGGCAAAGGCAAACCTGTTTACGAAAGCCACGCTATTCCAACTGACGACGGTCATGTTGAATGGTACGATGTAGAGTTTAAACACGGCATCGAAAAGAAAGTTCCTGCTAATGAAATGAAAATTATCAAAATGGCAGAACACGGCGGAACCAAGAAAAAGAAAGCCAAGAAAGAAGATGCTGTTTCTAAAACAGATGCTAAGAAGAACAAAAAGTTCGACGAAGAAGTTGACGAAATTCTAAAGTCAGCAGAAGCAAAACTTGTTAAAGAAGCAAAGAAAAAGCCAGACGAAAACAACAATGGCATTCCAGACTATGCTGAAGATGGCAAAGGTAAAAACGACCTTGCTAAAGGTGGTAAAAAGCCTGCGGCTAAGAAAGATGCGAAAAAAGGTGGCAAGCCTAAGAAAGGTGTAGTACCTCCACAATTCCAAAAGAAATCTAAAAAGAACGAATCAGTTGTTGCTACTAAAAAAGTAGTTGCTGAATCAATGAGCTTCTTAGATGCTATTAAGATTGTAAAAGAAAGCAATGGTGAAATGAAAGTTTATGCTGTCGACACTGCTATTTGGAATTGGGCAAAACGTGTTGCCGCTTCCAAAGTTACAGAAGGTGGTGTTAAACAAGAAGCATACGCCGCTAAAGTTTATGAAGGACGTGGCGGAGTTTGGGACGTTTCTAAAACTGTAATCACAGAATAATCCAAAACACATATTGGTAAAAAAGGCAGTTAAAAATACTTGACTGCCTTTTTTTATGACTATATAATACATACATTAACTAGGAGAAAATAATGGCAAGATCACATTACGGTCCAGAAGAAAAGGCAAAGTTAGATCGTTTAATTAAAGAAGGCTCAACAGTACTACAAGAAGTAGAAGATTTACAAGCAGGCCTTAAAGATACAGTAAAGGCAGTAGCAGAAGAATTAGAAGTTAAACCAAGTATTATTAACAAAGCAATTAAGATTGCTCATAAAGGCGATTGGAAAGCACACGAAGAAGAATGGGAAGAAATTGAAGGTATTCTTGGTATTACCAATCATTTACCTACTGACGATAACGGTGCTTCGTGAAACAAACTGTAGTAGACTTTTGGTTAAACAGTTATCATTCTGATAAAACAGCATTTGGATTTGAGCTTGTTAGTTTTATATTTACAGTTGGAGCAAGCCTAACACTTGCTATTAACGCAAAAGATCCTAATATGCTTATAGTATATCCAGGTTTTTTTATAGGAAGTATAACACAAGTATACGCAAGTTGGCGTAGAGGTGCGGCATGGATCATGCTTTTAACTTCTTACTTTGCTTGTGTTAACGTATTCGGATTCGGTGTTGCCGCTGGATGGTGGTAATAAATAAGATTGAGAAAGGTAAGATCAGCCATAAATGATCACTAGGTATTTGTCAACCGAAAATGGCATAGGAGAACAATATGAGTTATGTAGATGCGTTCTACAATCGTGATACAGACACTATCCATGTAGTCGAACGAGACACAAATGGTAAACGTCAATTTAAAGAATACCCCGCAAGATATCTATTTTACTATCCCGATGCTAGAGGAAAGTACACCAGCATATATGGCGAACCTCTAAATCGTGTTACTTGTAAAAACATAAAAGACTTTCACAAAGAGCAAAAAATTTACAGCAGTAAAAAACTTTTTGAAAGCGACATCAATCCAATATTCCGTTGTTTAGAAGATAACTATCTCAATCAAGACGCACCTAAATTAAATGTTGCGTTTTTCGATATTGAGGTTGACTTTGATCCTGAACGTGGTTACGCATCGCCAGAGGATGCGTTTATGCCTATTACATCTATTGCTGTTCATTTACAATGGATGGAAGAACTAATCTGTTTAGCAATTCCGCCAAAGACGATGAATATGGAAGAAGCACAAAAAGCAATTGAAGGTATCCCAAACACATACTTGTTTGATACAGAAGGCGAACTACTTGATGCTTTCTTAGATCTAATTCAAGACGCAGATATCTTAACAGGTTGGAACAGCGAAGGCTTTGATATTCCGTACACTGTAAACCGTGTAACAAAAGTACTAAGCAAAGAAGATACAAGACGTTTTTGCCTATGGAATCAAATGCCTAAGAAGCGTGAGTTTGAAAAGTTTGGACGTAAGAGTGTTACATATGACTTTATAGGTCGTGTACACTTAGATAGTTTAGAACTGTATCGTAAGTATACCTATGAAGAACGTCACACATATCGACTAGACGCTATCGGTGAAATGGAAGTAGGAGAAAACAAAACTGTTTACGAAGGTACACTGGATCAGTTATACAACAATGACTTTAGAACGTTTATTGAATATAACAGACAAGATACTGCACTACTTGATAAACTAGACAAAAAACTAAAGTTCTTAGATCTAGCAAACACAGTTGCTCATGAAAATACCGTTATGCTACAAACAACAATGGGTGCTGTTGCTGTTACAGAGCAAGGTATTATTAACGAAGCACACAGACGTGGTTTTATTGTTCCTAACCGCATAAGACGTGAACCAGGCAGTGAGCCTGCGGCAGGTGCTTATGTAGCATATCCTAAAAAAGGTATTCATGAATGGATTGGATCTGTTGATATTAACTCGCTGTATCCTAGTGCTATTCGTGCTTTGAATATGGGTCCTGAAACTATCGTGGGACAACTACGTCAAGACTACACTAAAAACTTTATTGAAGAACAAATGGTTCGTAATAAAAAGTCATTTGCCGCTTCTTGGGAAGGACAGTTTGGTAGTTTAGAATATGAACTTGTGATGGAAAAGAACGTGTCAAAAGAAATTGTCATTGACTGGGAAGATGGCAATGAAGATACACTTACAGGCGCACAAATATATGACTTGATATTTGAAAGCAATCAGCCTTGGATGCTAAGTGCTAACGGTACTATTTTTACTTACGAGAAAGAAGGTATTATACCTGGACTACTAAAACGTTGGTATGCTGAACGTAAAGAAATGCAAGGCAAACTAAAAGAAGCAAAAGACGCAGGAAATAAAATTGAAATTGAATACTGGGACAAACGACAGCTGGTTAAGAAAATTAATCTTAACAGTCTATACGGTGCTATTCTTAATCCTGGGTGTCGCTTTTTTGATAACCGTATTGGCCAGAGTACTACACTAACTGGTCGTACTATTGTTAAACATATGGCCGCAAAGATCAATGAGATTATTACAGGCGAATATGATTATAGAGGTAAGTCAATCATTTATGGTGATACTGACTCCTCATACTTTAGTGCTTACAATGTACTAAAAACTGAAATTGAAAAAGGACAAATTCCTTGGGATAAAGACAGTGTCGTGAAACTGTATGATCAGATAGCAGATGAAGCATCCGCAAGTTTTCCTAAGATGATGCTTGATAAGTTTCATTGTCCGAAAACACGTGGTGAAGTTATTGCCGCTGGTCGTGAAGTTGTTGCGTCAAGTGGACTTTTTATTACTAAGAAACGCTATGCTGTTTTATACTATGACATGGAAGGTTTCCGTGTTGATGTAGATGGAAAACCAGGCAAGATTAAAGCAATGGGTCTTGATCTTAAGCGTTCTGATACACCTGTTGTTATTCAAGACTTTCTTAAAAATGTACTTGAAATGGTACTAGACGGAAAACCTAAAGAAGATGTTCTTGATTACATTACAGAATTTAGAACAGAATTTCACGGACGTCCGGGTTGGGAGAAAGGTTCTCCCAAACGTGCTAACAAGATTACAGAGTATCAAGCAAAAGAAAAGAAACTTGGTAAGGCAAATATGCCTGGGCATGTTCGTGCTAGTATTAATTGGAATACACTAAAACGCATGAATGGAGACAAGTATTCTCAAACTATTACAGACGGTGCTAAAGTTATTGTTTGTAAAGTAAAAGATAACCCAATGGGGTATACAAGTGTTGCGTATCCAGTAGACGAACTTAGACTACCGGAATGGTTTAAAGAGTTACCATTCGATGACGCAACAATGGAAACTACAGTTATCGATGAAAAACTTGGAAATTTGATCGGTGTTTTGGATTGGGATATTTCTTCCACAAGACAAGACAATACGTTCAATAATTTATTTGATTTTGAGTAACAAACTGTTGACAAACCTAAATAAACGTACTATAATGTATAATAGAACTATGGAGAATCTAAATGAAAGACATTTTACAAGACATTGTTAGCCATACACAGAATCTTGGCTTTCTGACTACTGTAAAAGTTACAGGAGAAGAAGAAAGCACTGCTATCTTTTCAATGGCAGATGATCGTTCAGTGATCATGGAAGCAACTACACACAATCCTTATCCGGATATGATTGGTATCTTTGGTATGCCGCAACTTAACAAACTAAAGTATTTGTTAGATGGTAGTGAATACAAAGAAGATGCTAAAATTAATATTACTACAGCAGAACGCAACGGCGAAACTATGCCTGTAGGTATTCACTTTGAAAACAAAAACGGTGACTTTAAAAACGACTATCGTTTCATGAACATGGAAATTATTAATGAAAAGATGAAAACTGTTAAGTTCCGTGGTGCTAATTGGAACGTAACTATTGTTCCTACACTTGCTGGTGTACAACGTATGAACTTCCAAGCAGGTGCTAACCCAGAACATCCTACATTCCTTGCTAAGACTGATCAAGGTAATCTTAAATTTATCTTTGGTGACGCAAGTTCACACGCAGGTGAATTTATCTTTGCTACTGATGTTGAAGGTACATTAGATCGCGGTTGGACTTGGCCGGTTGCTCCAATTCTTGCTATTCTTAAGATTGCTGATGTTAATAATACTAAGATGAGCTTATCAAACGATGGTGCTATCCAGATTGAACTAGACAGCGGATTAGCAAATTACAAATATATCATTCCAGCACAGGCGGCCTAAATAAAACTATGAAAGCACCAGTACAACTAACACCATTACAGAAAGACTACGCAGTGTATTTGCCTGCTATTAGTACTTTCTATTCCACATACATATCTAAACAAAGATACGAAGAATTTGTTCCGGCAGA